ACCAACGATGGCGACTACACCATACTGAAAATGGATGAAGAAGGCCGGTTGAAGGTAGCCAGCAAGCCCGCCAGCTATGCGCCGACCGTTGGCAATGTGACGAGCGCCACCAGCACGGTATTCGTGAACACGGAGCGGTTCTCAAACCTGATGATTCACTGCACCGGCACTTTCGCCGGTGTGAACGTCACGTTTGAAGGCTCACTGAACAGCACCAACGGCACAGATGGCGCGTGGTTTGGTGTGCAGGCCATTCGCTCCAACGCGAACACCGTGGAAACCACGTCCGGCGTATTGGGTGCAGCCCCTGCCTATGCCTGGGAGCTGTCCGTCAACGCCCTGAAGTGGTTCCGCGTGCGCGCTACGGCTTGGACCTCTGGCACGCAGGTCTGGACGATGATCCCGGGAACCTACGCGACCGAGCCAATCCCCGGCGCACAGGTGTCGGCAACCCAACCCGTCTCCGGCACGATCACAGCCACGGTAACGGGCGGCACGGTGCTGCCTGTCACGCCCAGCACGACATTCACGAACAGTGCAGCGACCACCAACGCGACGTTGATCAAGAACACCGCAGGCACGCTGTGGAGCATCGCAGCCAGCAACACCAACGCAGCTACGCGCTTCCTCAAGCTGTTCAACCTGACCACCGCCCCGACTGTCGGCACATCGGTTCCAGTGTTAACCATTGCAATTCCATCTAACGCCACTGTGCTGGTTAACGGTGGATCGAACGGATTGCGCTTTGCAACCGGCATTTCACTCTCCATCACTGGCGCAGCGGGCGATCTCGACACCACTGCGATTGGTGCTGGCGAAGTCAAAGTGGCAACCACATTCACTTGAAAGTATCACCATGAAAAATTGCGTAGTCATCGTCAACACCCGCGACAACGAAGGCAATATCAACGGCTACACCACCGTCGAATGCCAAACCCCGGACGATGGCCTGACTGCCATCATGCCGATGGGCCTTGCACCTGGCATTGACGTGTCCATGCCCGGCGACATCACCATTCGCGTCGCAACCATTGCCGATTTGGCCCCGGTAGGCGCATCCGTGGTTGTGGATTACGAAGCTGAGACGCAGACCGTCGCCTTCATTTACTAGCCGTGCTGCTACTACTCTTCGCGCAAACAGGCGAGACGCCGCCCGAAGAAGAAGCGCCACCCCGCAATGCGGGGTTTGAGATGGGCGCGCAGATCGTCTATCGCAAGACGTATCTGCAAGAGGTTTTAGAAGCACGCGCCGAACGGTTCAAGCCCAAGGGCCGCAGGGCAAAGAAGCGCGCCAAGGTTATCGAAGTGGAAGCCGCACAAGCGGTATTGGCCGGAGATGGCGAGCAAAAGCTGAAAACGCTGATGCGCCAGTGGCAGGCACAAGCCCCCGAGATGCCCAAGGCCGACACGCCCGATGTGTACCAGTTGTTCCTCGCGCAGGTTGCATTCTGGGTGCGCCGCGTGCAGCAAGAGCAAGAGCAAGACGAAGAAGACGCGCTGATAGCGCTACTGACATGACCAACCAACAGATTGCCCAAAAGGGTTTCGAGGCATCGCAAGTGCTGGACAACCCTGCATACAAATCAGCGATGGAAGCCCTGCGCGCTGAGGTCATCGACGCATGGAAGAAATGCCCGGTTCGTGACAAAGAGGGGCAAGTCCTGTTGCTACAGCTTGCAAAGCTGACTGACAAGTTCGAGAGCGTTTTGTCTGGGATGGTGGACGGCGGAAAGTTCGCCCAACGCCAGTTGGAACTGGACGACATGAGAAACGAGAGCGCAGCTAAAAAGCTGATGCGCCGCGTTTTGTAGGCAAGCCACCTTGTCTTTTGGGGCAACCGCAGTGATGCGACCCCGTAGCCCTTCCGGTGGCTTTGGAAGGGTTCAGAGCGAAAGCAAAAAATGGACGGACAAGCTGTATCAGCACCCGGTAGTTTGGATGACCTTGCGTCGTTTCTTGAGGACAAGCCCTTAGAGGCCCCTGACGAACAAGAAGACGACGCACAACCTCAGACGGACTCGCAAGAAGACCCAGATGAGGACGAAAGCGCAGTTGATGAATCCGAAGCACAAGCCTCGGAGGAAGAAGCCAAAGATCAACCAAGCGTAGTTTTCAAAGTCACTGTCAAAGGCGAAGACGGTGCTGATCAGACCCTAGAGGTTGATCAAAAAGAGCTGATCGCAGGCTATCAGCGCCAGCGCGACTACACAGTTAAGACGCAGGCTCTGGCAGAGCGCGAACGGCAAGCCTTCGAGGTGGTTACGTCTGAGATTGAAAAGTCTCGCAACCACTACATGCAGCAAGTGGCGTTGGCCCATGCGGCAGTCCGAGAGCTTGCAGGCTTTCGGTCGGCAGAAGAAATGGCGGCTTTGTCGCATTCCGACCCGTCCCTTTGGGTGCAAGAGCAGCAACGTGCCGCTCATGTGCAAAGCCGGTTGCAGCAACTCCAGCAGGGGATGCAAGCCGAGCAGGAACAGGCCATGCAAATGCAGGCACAACAGCGCCAGCAACTGTTCCAGCGCGCATGGAATGTCCTTCAAGAAAAGGGCATCGACAAGCCCAAACTGGCAGGGATTTATCAGGAAGCGTCAAAGCGTTACGGCTTTGGAGAACAGGAGTTTTCCAACGTCTACGACCCGCGCCTGGTACTAGCTCTGCGCGATGCAGTGGCGTATCGCGCCCTGCAAGACAAGAAACCGGCAGTCCAGCAAAAAGCGCAATCAGCGCCCAAGCTGCCTGCGACCAAACAACCCGTAGCCCGCTCGGAAACCAAGATCAAACAGCTTGAAACGCGATTCGCCCGCAAGGGTGGCGCAAAGCTGGATGACCTAGCGGCCTACTTGTCGGCCACTGGCCGGTAAAGGAAATTAGAAATGGCACAACCAGCAAATACGTTTGACCGTTATGACGTCAATAACGCCGTCCGGGAAGACCTGATCGACAAGATCTTCAATACGTCGCCCGAGGAAACCCCCGTTACCTCCGGTCTGGGCAAGTCCACTGCATCGAACACGTACCACGAGTGGCAGCGTGATTCGCTGGCAGCGGCGAACAAGGACAACGCCCTGATCGACGGTGACGACTTCGCGGGCACGGCAATCACGGGGACTGAACGAGTGGGCAATTACTGCCAAATCTTCAGCAAGCAGCCCGTGGTATCTCGCCGCGCCGACATCGTCAACAAAGCGGGCCAGAAGACCGCCATGGCTTATCAAACGGCCAAGATGATGAAGGAGATGAAGCGCGACATGGAAGCCGCCGTTCTGTCCAGCAACGTCGCAGTGGCCGGTAACTCCACCACTGCATCCAAACTGGCGGGCTTGGGCGCAATGACCTACACCAACACCTCGCACGGTGCTGGTGGGTCTACGCCAGCACACACCTCTGGCGCTGCGACTGTGGCACCTACGGCTGGCACTGCCCGCGCATTCACGGAAGCCCTGCTCAAGACGGTGGTGCAATCGACATACACACAAAGCGGGATGATCCCCCGCCAGGTGGTCATGTCGCCCAACCACAAGACGCTGTTCTCGGCGTTCACGGGTATCGCGGTCAACCGTTACCAAGTGGGCAAGAAGGAGCAGGGCCGCATCATTGGTGGTGCTGACGTCTATATGTCCGACTTCGGCGAACTGGAGATCGTTCCGCACTACATCATGAGCGGTGCTACCCAGGTGTTTGGCGTGAACCCAGAGTACGCCTCTATGGCGTTCCTTGACGGTTTCAAACCCAAGGAAATCGGCGACACGGGCGACAGCAAGAAGAAGCTGATCACAGCAGACGTAACCTTGCGTGTTGACGCAGAAAAGGCGATGTTCAAAATCGCCGACCTGACCGCTTAAACGGTCGAAAAATGAGGGGGGCTTCGGCCCCCCTTTGTCGTTATGCATCCGTCGAGAGACGCTGCAAGGGGAAGCTATGAATCTTGTCGGCATGTCGCCCAAGGGCTATGCGGAAAACGTAACGATAGATGAAGGCGTAAATGCTTTCGGCGTGCGTCAGCAAGTCCACTTTGAAGGCGATTCAGTCATCGTCCAAAAGACCTACGACGCTGCTCCACACCTTGAACATGCCCGGATTGCGCGTGAATCTACAGAGGGCAAGCGGTGGGGCGAAGGAAAGATGATCGGCCACATCCCACCCGTTGAATACGCTCGCATCTCTGTCATTCGTGACCCAGCAGAACGCAGGAAAGCAATCATGACCTTCTTGCGCGAGAACCCCGCGTTTGTGATGTTTGATCGGGCGCTCAAGTGATCACCGATTACGCATCCTTGCAAGCGGAGGTGATTTCCGTGTCGCACCGCACCGACATGGCAAGCAAGATCCCTGGCTTCATCCAGCGTGCTGAGCGCGAGATGGCGCGACTTTTGCCTTTACGTGCTTTTGAGACAACCGTGACCGGCACCAGCACCGGAACGATTGCACTGCCCGCCGACTTCGACCAGGTGGAGCTTCTGGTACTCAACTCCAATGGGCGTGAGTACCCCATGGATTACACGTCGCCCAACGGGGTGAGCGCATATGTCAGCGGCAATCCAAACCGCTACACGGTACTAAATGGGGTGATCAAGTTCATCGCACCAACTGGAGGTCATTACACGCTGCATTACCTGAAAAAGCTGGTGCCGCTGTCAGACACAAACACTACCAATTTCATCCTTACGGAACACCCAGACGCCTACCTGACAGGGACGCTGATGCAGCTTCACCTGTACACACGGAACGACGCAGAGGCCAACAAGTACGCCCCCATGTTTCACATGATCTTGGATCAAATTGCAGCGCAGGGCGCACGCAAGCGCCTGCCGGTTGCTGGCTCCATGCAGATCAAGCCAAGGAGCTACCGATGACCGTCGAAACCGCAACATTCATCAGCCAGCTAGATGCCGCGCTGCCAACAAACACTGACCCTAAGAGCGAAGGCGACAACCATCTGCGCCTGCTCAAAAGCGTCCTCAAAGGGCAGTTTCCCAACTTCGGCACCAACGCCATCAACCCAACGGCAGCAGAGGTTAACTACCTTGTCGGGGTGACATCTGGCATTCAAGGGCAGATCAACGCAAAAGGCGCTATTGCTGGTCAGGCGTGGACTGGATCGCAGGATTTCACGGGATCGAGCATCACTGTCCCAACGTTAAGCCCAGGCGCAAACGGCAACGGCGCTGCCAGTGTGGACTATGCAAATGCACTGTCATTCGCAGCCGCACTACCAGGACAAACAGGCAATGCCGGGAAGTTCGTTACAACCAATGGCACAGCGGCATCGTGGACTAACGCCCTTGTTGCAACGTCACTCAATGGTGGTCAATTTGGGGGGTTGCGACGTAGAACGTTAAACGGAAACTTTGACGTTAACCAGCGTGCAGTCACAGGAACCGTCACGCTTGCCGCTGGAGCATACGGTCACGATGGTTGGAAGGCTGGATCATCTGGCTGCACGTACACCTTCGCTACTGCAAACGGCATTACTACGCTGACGATTTCAGCGGGATCATTGCAGCAGGTCATTGAGGGTGCTTTGCTGGGTTCCGGCACTTACTGCTTGTCATGGACTGGCACGGCACAAGGAAAGATTGCCGCGGGTTCATATTCCGCATCTGGTGTGACTGCTTCGGTCACTGGTGGGGCGAATCTAACCATTGAATTTAATACTGGAACCTTGTCTCTGGTGCAATTGGAGCTTGGCACGCTTCCAACACCGTTTGAATGGCGTCCTGCATCCATTGAATTGCTATTGGCACAGCGATATTTTCGCCGTGTAGGTTATTTGCCATCGGCTGGGGCGTCTTTGGGTATTGGTAGATGCGTTAGTACAACAACTGGATACGTTCCGTTGGTTTTTGGCTTTCCAATGCGGGCGCTTCCTGTTGTAACGGTAAGTTCCGCTACTGGTTTTTCTGCCACCAGCGCAAATAACACACTCATTACCTCCACGGCCATGTCGTCAAACTTGGTTTCTTCCGTTTCAATGCAATTGTTTGTCACCGTTGCATCGGGTTTGGTTGCGGGCAACGCGTTTGAATTGATTGTAACGGCTGGCAATTTCGTAGATATTGACGCAGGGCTTTGATATGACAAATGCTTTAGTCGACGACCGCACCTTGATACTAAATATGCCACTTCCGGCGCAGGCAAACCGGCTGGAAGACAACATCGAACGCATTCGAGCGTCTTTGGTGGTATTGGATAGCGGCGTGCCAGTGCCGCCGCCTTCCACAACGTCACCGGCCACACGCGATGGTGTTATCTCACTATCCGACGAAATGAACGCTCTGTACGGCGTTGCTGGATGGTCAATGCGCTCTGGCACAAACCCAGGAACAGACATTGGCCCAGCTCTGCTATCTGCTTGCGAAAAACTGCGGTCAAAATCGGGCCGTGGCACTGTAGAAATTGGGCCTGGCAACTGGCTTCTTGTAGCTGGCGTGTCACCCGACAAACTCTCTGGCATAAAGATTTCAGGTGCAGGCTCGATGGCTACGGTCATCACGTATGCCAACGCATCAGGCATCGCGTTTGGGTTTTCCGGCGCGGGTGGGTTTACTGGTGGTGGTTTGAGTGGCTTGAGCATCTATCTTGCCGAGGGCCTCGGAGATACAAACGCCACTGCAATTTCCTTACAAGGCTCCGCATCATTTCAACCAGATCAATTCCGACTGGCTGACTTGTACGTAACGGCTGGCGCTGGTAGTTTTTGGTATGACGGCCTTAGAATGTTCGGCAATGCAAGAACATCACCGCAAGGCATCCGAAACACGGTGATTGATAGTGTTCAGATTTTTGCGTGCCGCAACACAGGAGCCTATCTTGCCAATGTTGTGCAACTCACTGGATCAAGTCTCGGTGTTTATACCGGAAAGGGATTGGGCCGCAACATCTACATCGCCGGTGGTGGGTCTGCTTCCACAAACTCAATCCAAGTCAATATCTCTGGTATTGCTTGCAATGAGCTAAACATGACGAACGTTTCCAGATTCTCCATAGCAGGCGTCGCCAATACTTATTGCACTGACACATCTGCCACACAAGGGAATGTAACCTTATACGGGGCGACTCTGGTGGGTTCCGTTAGCCCAACAGTTTCGACGCGATTCTGATGCCGCTAGTCAAACTGCCAGACACGGGCAAAGGGGTCAATCTTGACCTGACCCCCGAAGAACTTGCGCCGGGGGTGTGGTCTGCCTGCCAAAACATGAGGTTCGTGAACGGGTACGCCCAGCGGTTCAACGGTACGTCGCGGATTTTCGCGGCACCAACGATTACCCCGTACTACATCTCGTCCTACCTCACGCCGACTAAGCGGTACTGGATTCACGCCGGGACTGGAAAAGCGTTTGCAGACGATGGCACAACACGAACGGAAATCACGCGCAGGAACACGCTTGCACTGACCTCGATCACCTACGTCACAACGACTGCAACGGTCACAACAACAGCGGCGCATGGCTTGATTACCGGGGCTTCCGTCACGGTGGTTGGGGCGACTCCCACGGCCTACAACGGCACATTCACGATCACGGTGACGGGTGCCAGTACGTTCACGTACACGATGGCGTCAAACCCAGGTGCAAACGCCACCATCACCAGCGCGGTGCTATACACCACGACAAACGACTACACAGGTGCGCGTGACAACCGCTGGAATGGTGGGGTGTTTGGTGGTGTGCTGGTGATGAACAACGGGGTCGATGTTCCCCAATATTGGGCGGGCGATTCGTACCCCCTTCGCACATTGACCGGCTGGGACAACAACTGGCGCGCCCAGGTGGTTGTGCCGTTCAAAAGCTACCTTGTCGCGCTGGACATAACCAAGTCGGGCACGCGGTACGGTTCGATGGTGAAATGGTCGGCAGAAGGTATCCCCGGCTCCATTCCGTCATCGTGGGACGCTACGGATGTGACCAGAAACGCCGGGGAAACGGATCTAGCAGAAACGCCCGATACCCTGGTCGATGCCCTTCCGCTGGGCGATTCACTCATCATCTACAAGCAATTCTCGATGTACGCAATGCGCTTCATCGGGGGTGATTTCATCTTCCAATTCCAGAAGCTCCCCGGCGAATCGGGGATGCTCTTTCGCGGGTGCGCGGTCAATACGCCTGTTGGGCATGTGGTGTTGACCGCTGGCGATGTGGTTATCAACACGGGGCAGGGCGTTCAATCAATTGCTGATGGGCAGATTCGCCGGTACATCTTCTCCAACATCGACAGCACCAACTATCAACGGGTTTTTGTCACGACGAACCCCCAACGCAATGAAGTGCTGGTGTGCTTTCCCGAAGTGGGGCAACAGTCATGCACCAAAGCGGCGGTGTGGAACTGGAAAGATAAGACTTGGGGGCTTCGTGACCTTGTCAACGCCAATTACGGCGCGGTTGGGCTGATTGATAACGTTGCATTCACAACGTGGGCTGACGACACGGAAACATGGGAACTCGATTCCACCACATGGAACGAGAACGCCTACAGCCCCAACGAATCACGATTACTGTTCGCAGAAAACGCACGCATCTCCGCATTCGATGTGTCATCCAGCGATGACGGTGTAACACCCCTCCCCGGTGTGTTGGAGCGCATTGGTATGCCAATGGACGATGCCTCAATAGTCAAGCTGATACGGGCCGTCTATGCCCGCATCGACGCGCCATCCGGGGCAACGATTACGTTTCAGGTCGGTGGTGCGATGTACCCCGATTCCGCGATTACATGGTCTAGCCCGGTGCAGATTGCAGGGGGTCAAGCCATCAAGGCAGACAGCTTCGCATCGGGGCGATTCTTGGGGCTTCGCATCTCCTGTTCGGCACCTTGGAGGATGCGCTCGGCTGACCTCGATATTCAACCGATGGGGGCGTTTTGATGTACGCACCAAGGCAACTACCCATCGCGCCGGATCAACTGCCGGACTACGTCCAGCAGGAGCTACAGAACGTCGCCAGGGCCTTTGTGGAGCCTGTCGATTTCTTGCAACTCACAGTCACCACAGTAGCCCCCGCCAAACCGCGCAGGGGGCGCATCTACTACGCAGACGGAACCAACTGGAACCCCGGATCGGGTGAGGGTGTGTATCGGTTCAACGGATCTACGTGGTTTTTTGTCGGATAGCAAAGGAATCAGTCATGGACAACTTTGATTGGGCGCGCAATTGGGGCGAAACGCCAGCATGGGGCGCACCAGCACCAGCGGTGAGTGGGAACTATGGCGCATACCCTGCCGCGCCGAATTCATGGACGCAACCAGCGCCTACACCGCCTGACTATGGTGTTTACAACACCAAAGGCGCTCAACCGTCGCAATTCGGTGGTGTAGGCATGGATGTAAACCCAAACTTGTTTGCAAACTCTGGCGCTCAACCGTCGCAAGGTGGTGGCGCATCGGGCTATGACTCCAACACCGACTACTACAACATGGGCACCACGGGCACTTACGGTGCCGCGTACAAACAGCCCGATTGGATGAGGACGGCGGGCGCGGATTTCATGCAAAACAGGGATGTGACCAACGCATTCTTTGCAGCCAATCCGCAGTACGCGGAAGACTGGAAGCGC